TTCAAAAAGATTATGTTGATAAAAATACTAAAGCTATTGAAAAAACAACTAAAATGCTTGGTGATTATGGGAACGATAACGAAAATCAAACCATAGATAGTATAAAATCATTCGGCAAAAGTATGGCAACAAGGTACTTAGGTGTTCAATCTGTGTATTCGGGGGTAACGGATGCTTTTAGTGATATTACTGACGCATATAGCAGTGGAAATCGCAATGATATGCAACGTAGTTTAACTCGTGGATTAACAAAAGGCGGTTTGATAGGAGCAGGTGCTGCAATAGGCTCATTTATTCCCGGAGTAGGAACATTATTCGGAGCTGGAGCAGGTGCATTGATTGGTCAACTATGGGGTGATGATATTGCTGACGGTATATCTGGAATTCATAAATCGGCTGAAGAATTAAGACAGGACCGACTGGATGAATTATTTGGTGATATAGCAATGTCGACAAGTGATTTGGGTAAAGTGGTTCAAAACATGGTCGGCTCATGGCAGACACAAGTATCACAAGCACATAAACAAGCATTGACAACAGGATATTCATTACAAGATACTACTAATTCGTCTTATTTTGGAGTTGTTGAAAGCGGAAGTAAACTTGATATAAAAGGAAATTTAGGGTTTAATATTCCTCAACAAGAATTCACGTCTTATGCTGATGAAGTCAACAGTTATATGGATGACATCGAAAATCAAATGAATCAAGAAATGTATAACGCATTTATGGTTAATGATGATTTGTTTGGCTATGGACAGTGGGATACAACTGCCTTAACTGACAAATGGAAGACTGCTTTTGAAACTTTTAAAAAACAGAAAAAAGAACTGAGCAAATATTTAAAGACAGCATTAAACGATAATTGGTTTTCACCGGATGAAGAAAGTCATGTTTTTAGCACTATACATAATATGCAACAGACATATTCTGAAGTTGCACCAAACACAGACCAAACAAAAGCCGATACATATTCATTTCTTGTTCAAAATGGTATGTTATCAAAAGACGCTTATGACAGTGTTATAAAAGATATTCAGTCGGAATATACAAGCGATATGTATAATTTAGCTGAAACGAGAGCAACAGCTATTGCTAATGGAGCAGATGTTACTTCTGCTGATAAAGCAATGTGGGACGCTACAAGTAGTAAAACAGAAAGTTATTTGCAAACGATGTTGAACAATACACAAGATATGTACGGCAAAGACTATAATTCTGTTTTAGCAGATGTATGGAATGGTAAAGATACATGGTACGGCGGACATCTAATAGGATTAAACGACCAATTAAACGGAGATAGATCTCATTCTGCATTTAGACAAACATTAGACAATTATGAAAAATACAATGGATAC